ACCTTTTCCTGAGTTTTACAAGCTCTTCCCGCGCTAGATAACATAAATCTACAGTCATCCCTTTGAATCGGGGGAATTCCATAGTGACTGTCTTGCTCGGAGTCATAAGACTCTTTAGTGAAACTTGCGGCTTAGTTGCTGTTGCTGTGGTCTCTGTCATGGGTAATATATCCTTGTTTTTAGAGTTAAATTATACGGTATAAGACGATAAATGTCAAGAAGTATTTTTAAGTTGGTGAAAGAAATAAGGGGCCGAAGCCCCTTACATAATTACTACATTTAGTATGTAGCGGGTGGTCTATAGGTTATGCTAGTAATCTCATCAGCTTGTCCAAAGTCTGTTGGAAGAGCGGTGAAATTAGTCTCAAGTGAGATCACATCCTCAATAGAGTGAGAAGGTACTTCAATGTGAGCAGTTGGGAAGACAATAGATAATGCAGGGTTAACAGTATCTGCTGCTGCAGCCGTTCCACCAATATCCATAGTTACCTTAAACTTATTCACAACCTTCGACATAGAACCAGTACCGACTAAGTCGTTAAAGAACTGTCGAGAAGTACCATTACTGCTATCAGTATCTTCAAGAGTCAAGTAACAAGTTGCGTTACCTGTAGCAGTTCGTGTTCCTGTTACGTGCTCAAGCGGCTTATTAATTGCTCCCAGTTCTTCTGGAACAAGATAACTAATGTTATTACCGAGATTGAAGCTACCACCTGTCAGTGTAAGACTGTACTTACCGTTTGCAGCAACTAAGTTAGTAGCGCTGAAAGTTCCCGATGTTCCGCTGGCCAGGTCCAGAGCGCCTATAGTAAAGCTATTTACGCTGGGAACGGCCGTAATAGTATGCTCAATATTCTGCAGAACATCCACACTACTGATAGTAATACCACAAGTACCAGAAACAAACACTTTGTCTCCTACAGCAAATCCATGTGCTGTTGCTGTTACAACTGGGTCGGCTACTTTAGTGAGACCAGTAATAGAAACATGCTGACCTGGGAATATTCCAGGTACTTTATCGGTTCCACCTGTTTCTCCAGATTCAATAGTTACACCAGTAAGACGATTACGAATAAAGTTTTTAGTACTTGTTATAGCTTCATCAATAGCTTGAGTTGCTGCTACATTACCCCCAGAAATGTCATCTACAATAGATACGGCTCTGGTAAGTGCTGTATTGATAATTATATCACCAAGTGCTAAGTCGCCTGTCCCAGTGCCTACTCTACCATTTGACTTAGTAGGGGTTGCAGTGTTAGTTACAACTAACTTTGTTGAATTATCCTGAATTTCTTTTGCGAAACCTGACCAGTTAATTGTTGCAATACCATCAACATCAAAGTCAACACTTGCTTCATTTACAATGGCTTCCGGCAGTCTATACAGCAAGGGATTTGAAGTTGCAGTATCGATTAAGAAGAACAAAGTAAACGAGTGTAAAGCTGACCTATTAGACTGACCAATATTAACAACTGAAGAATCTGTGCCTGCAGTTATAACGCCTGCGTCTGCTCCGCCAACAGGCTGTACATTTCGTACAAAATTGTTAGAAAGAACTTTATCTGCGCCAAACATAGATGCCCATAAAACCTCTTCTACCGCGTGGACTTCACCAGCTGAGTCAGCGGCTACAGAACCACTAGCAACACCTGAGCTTGTTAAAGACTTGAAAGGACGTGCATATGTGCTAAACGACCATTCTGCGGGTGCAAGAGAGTCAGTAAACATACGACGACCTCGTCTACTTATACCTGCACTACTTTCCATTTCTGCGAGAGCGATCTCTGATGTGTTTGTTGTTTGTGAAAAGCTGTATCCGTCTAATACAGGGATCTCCCACAAAGCTCCTTTTCCTAAATCCAGCGTTGACTCAGTATTTACAGTCGTATTTCTAAACTGAACAAACATCCTCGTGTCACGGCTGAAATATAATTGTTGTGCCATAGTTTATCTCCCTATGATCCTGAAAAGACTGAATCGTGAACGTTTGTTCGTGCCAGTATTTTCTTAGTAACGAACCTCTATTAGAATCTCTCCGACTCCTAGGGGGTCTAGTACTCCTTCATCAGTATCAATACTGAGAATAGTAATTTGGTGCGTATGCTGCTCTAACCCATTTCTATCGTGGTAAAGCAACTGACCGTTCTCTTCGAGGACTGTTTCTACATCTTCCAGTAATTCGTCTAATGCTGCTACTGAATCCTCCTGGTTTACATAACATCTTACTGTTACATTTAAAAATCTGTCCTTATAGCCCCCGGTTTGATACTGCCTAGTCTCAGATCCTGCATTCAGATGAACTGCTGGATACTCTTCTACTTCGTCCCAAAACTTTAGTCTTGGACTCGTTTCAGCAACTGCTTGGTAGTATAACCCTCTACCGTCTATCTTAGCTATAATATTTGCAAGTGCTGTAGTTATCCCTGATCTACGAGAAGTATATGCTCTTTCATTTGCCACTACAGTCTCCTAGTATAGAATCTACCTATAGCCAATTCTGCTGCTACTTCCCGAATCGACTTATCAATTAATTTTCTTGGGTCTCTTTGTCCGTTTGCCCAAGGAGGTGCTCCTTCTCCTACCTCAAATACTTGGTAGGGGTTCTTAGCATAAGTGTACCCAAAACTTGGGTGTCCTTGCTTTGTTATATTAACATCTTGTACCTTAACACTCGTTGCAAATCTACCTGTTTGATTCTCAAACCCAGGAGGTCCCATGTTCTTACGTACAGTCTGGGGCAGCTTTTTATTAATCATAGCTACGTAGCTAAACAAACTTCGTGGATTACTTGCGTCAAGTGCTTGAGTCTTATCTACAGTTTGGAGGGGTTGTTTAGACCCTTGTACTGCTTTTACTTTTCTAGTCTTACCTTTAACGGGGCCCGGCTGCGACCGTTTTATTGTTTGTTTCTTAATTGTACTTTTTATGTTCCCGTTCTTTTTTGCTAGGCCTGCAAAGGTATTTAAAACTGTCTTTCTTACCTTGTCAACTTTGGAGTCGGACCCCTTTAAATTTGCCCATTCCGAAGCATTAAACTTCTCCATTATCCTTTTTAAATCTGCTGTAAGTTCTTTTGCAAGAGCTTTTTCTACTCCTCCTCCTCGTTTCCTGTTTAAATACTTACTTTCTAATTCTGCGTGTATTGTGTCTTTTGGACCTTTGGAGTCCCTTTTCGTAAGTGATAAAGTAAGTTCGTCGGAAATCTCTTTCAAAAAGTTAGAAATCACAGGATTACTTTCTTCATTCATACCAAAGGTATACAGAGCTTTTTGTGCTGCAGCAGCTCTCTGTGTGGATACGGCAGATCCGTCCTCGTGCCCTATATCAAGAAAGTTTTTTCCAATCTGCTTAATTTTGTTATCATCGCCTCTTCCGGAATTTAATTTCTTTATTGCAGCTCTTAGTTTCTTAAGTAAAACCTTTTGATTTGCCTGTTTTACATTCCTGAAAGCATTAAATATACTTGTGGTTTTCCCTTTTTTTGCAGCGAGAACAAAAGTAAACTTACCAGAAGGGTTACCTACAAGCTGTGACACTTCTGAGAACTTCCCGTCAGTATTAAAGGCTTTAATGTCATTGTAAATACCGGACACCATCTTGGGAACTTCTACATCAATAACATCAATTATTGTTTTTTGTAGCTTACCTTTCTTAACTCCGATTCGGCTTTCCATCTCTCTTTTCACTTGCGTTGTAACCTTTTGCAAGCTGATACTAATTGAATGAGCTTTTTTATCAGAAACTAATTTCCTATATACTGTAGAGTCCTTTTCAATGGCTGCTTCAACCCTAACAAGAAGTTTTTTTAAGTCTTGTTTAGCCACCTAAAAGTTCTTGTACAAGTCTAAGACTCGCTTAATGTGATCTGGAAAGGAAACATTATCTCGTTGTGTAGAACTGCTTTGGTTCTGTATACTAGCACCGGCAATACTCTGCCTAGCCTTGTGCTCGTCTTTTAAGTAGTATGTAACCAAATCAAGTACCGCTAACTTAAGATCAGCAGGTACTGCACTATATCCGGCAGTGTACACTATCTTAACTGTTTCTATACCTATTGGCCACGGTTTATAACCACCGGAAGTTGTTCTGTAAATACAGTCTGTTGCTTTATTAAGAGCGTATTCCTGTGCACCGACTGTAAGAGTAGTTAGAGCGCCCCCATAAGAAGTCGCTTCTTGTACGCTTACTATTGTGTTTACAGGGCTTTCTGTTAATTGTACTAAGTGGGTACTCCACTCAATACTAAAGGTTTCTGTTTTATTCGTAGAGAAAAAGTCTACGAAACTATTACCGCAATAAGTTTTCACTAATTGACTTACAGACGGGATTAAAACGTTCAGGCGTGCGTCTTCCTTAGGCTGAGATATACCCTCTGCCGTTTTGTACTCCTGTAATGTTATTAAATCTGCCATATTCTATAGGTCCATTAGTAAAAACTTGGGGGAGAAAATCTCCCCCTCATTTCTATACTTTCTAAGTATTAAGCAATAAAGTCAAGCTTAACAGAAGGCTGGTTTCCACCGGCGCCTGCAACGATTTCTTCGAAACCGAGAGACTGACTAGCGACGATTACTCGACGCTGCTCCATTACTTCGTAATCCTGCTCAACGGTTACACCGCGAAGACGAGGCATTACATAGTTACGCGTGTAAACTGCAAACGCGGCGGGAATGCCAGCAGCTTCTGCAGCAAACTGGTCTGATACAACTACAGGAGTACCATAAACGGCTCCAACAGTACCAATTACTCGTACTGCCATGTCAGACCCGACTTCATCAATAGTCTGGAACTTAACATCGTCTAACAGGTCATAGTAGCTGTTCTGGCTTACAACGTATGCCAGCTCAGATGGGTTCAAACCGTACGTGCCCATTCCTTGACGCATGTCAAGCAAGATATCAGAAGTCAACTTAGCGGCATCAGAGATGTCGAGAGTTGCACCATGAGTAGCAGCAACACCGTCAAGACCTACGACGGAACCGCCACCATTAAGAATGGCAGATTCAACAGCTTTAGCGTGAGCACGAGCTACTGATTCAACAATCATAGGCATCAGGTTAATAAGAACCTGCTCATCTACATCGTTATCCATGAACGAGCTTGAAATCAAGCGATAAGCGTTCAAGATTACTTGCTTAGGCTGGAACTTGTTAGCATTACCGCCGGTGTTACCCTGGTTTTGCAAGTTTCCGCCAGTAGCTGAAGTCGCCCATGCAGCTGCAGAAACGTCAGGCTGGATAGGTAATACAGTAGCTGCACCATTTACAGGGATCTCACGGAACAAACGAGCTACCTTCAACTCATTTTGAATTTCTTTCTCAATCAGATTAGAAACTTCCTGGTCAATATCAGCAGCTGCAGTAGTATAATCAATACCGGCCTTCTCTTGAAGCTCAATACCATACTGAGTATTCATGCCTTTTTGAGTCATAACACCAAGTAAATGAGCTGTCATGAACTCGTTGCCCCACTTAGATACGTCACCTTTAGAGGCACGGTCAGAGAAAGTCTTTTTGCTATTTTGCATAGCTGAAAGCTCAACTTGCTTCTCTTCAAGTTCTTTTTTGTACTTCAAAATAGTCGCAGCAGTAGTCTCTTTATCAGATTCCATTTCCTTACGAATATCTTCAATCAAACGCTCTGCACCTGATTCTACACCAGATACGATAGCGGTTTTAACTTCTTCTTCTTGTTGAGCCTTAGCTTCTGCATCTGCAGTTACTTGGTCATCAAGATCTTTTTGTGCAGCCACATCGGCTGCTTTTTGCTCGGCTTGCTTCATTGCGATTTTAGCAGCAGTTTCCTCAGCTACTTTTTTAGCAAAAGCTTCCAAGTCAACGGGTTGTTG